CGGCGGGAACCTGCGGCCGGAAATCATCAGCATCATCGCGGGCTCGAACTACCGTGACATGAACTCCGCAGAGACCAAAGCGCACGTCGCATGGTTGAAGGAATCCATTCGGAATGAAGGGGTTAAAGACCCCATCGACGTAATCTTTTCGGATGGAAAGTGGTACTTGGCACCGGGAGGCGGCGAGTGCCGTTTGACGGCCTGCAAGGAACTTCGCAAGGAGAAGTGGGACGGGTATATTCCCTGTTTCCAAGTGAAGGGTGATGAAGTCTACCTGCTCAAAAGGAGCATCCTGCGGAATACCGGGTTGGCGCCGACGCTGTTGGAATTGGGCAAGGCTCTCCAGCAGTTGATCGACCTGGGCCAGCCTCTTGACGAGGTAGTGAAGTGCGTTCCACCGTCGATCACAACCGATCCGCAGAAGGCAATCCGCATCGCAAAGAAGGCTCTGGATCTGAATGCGGCTCCCATCGCAGTCAAGGATGCGGTAAGGAAGGGCGTCGACGGGGTGAAGGTCAGCGAGGGCCGCGCAGTAGCTGAGGCGAAGAAGAATCCCCTCACGGCGGGCGAGAGACTGGCTACAGCGGCTTCGGAGGCCAAGGCGAAGGGTGAGACTACCGTCCGACGCGAGAAAGGCCCTGGCGTGGCAACCAAGGCCAAGGAAGCGACCAAGGCTCAGATTGACAAGTGGCTGGAGAAAGCCGATGGTCTTGCGGATTTGGTGATGGACTTGACCATTGCCAGGGATGAATTGGTCTCTGCGGCTGATTCTTACGTTCGCGCCAGGGGCAGGTGATGGATAAGGTCTTTGTTTTACTTGGCTTTGCGTTAACTGCGGCTGTGATTATTTTATTTGCATGGCCGCAGAAGCGGGGGCATTGACTTGGCCGCACACAGGTTTAGGCTGATGAAGTGGCTGGTTCGGCTGTCTTTTCTGGCAGCGATTCTTTGGGGGTTAACGAGGTAATTCCAAAATTTGGAGGACGCAATGGCAAGCCAAAATGGAAAACCATTTGAAAAGCGCCGGTTGCTTGTTGGAGACGATCCCCACGGATTCAACCTACGGCTTCATCCAAGGAACACTCCGGCAGTTCGTGCAGCGGACCGGCATGAGACAAGGTGCAAGAGTGATGGCTTTACACAAGATTTGATGGACGACACTCCCGATGGAGACGTGTGTTGTGGTTTTTGCTGTTCCTCGTGTGATTGGTCGCGGGAGTTCGCGTACATCGGAAGGCACAAGCGTAAGTAAAGAAGGAGGGCATTGGGGATGGAAGACCGAGTATGCAAGGACGAGTTCCAGACTGCGGTCGGGAACGTACTAGCGGAGTTTGACACGATCCGCGACGAGTTTCGGCGTTCACAAATAAGCCGAGACGCATATCTTCACAGAGTAAATACGCTGAGGCAGGCGGGGCAGCGGTTTCAGGTGGAGTTCAGACAGGCGCACAGGATCATGGCCGCGCCGTTAAAGTGAGGGAAGCGATGGCTTTACTGCACCACGACATGACTGGGACTCAAACGGATTGCGAGAAGCCTTTGAGTAGGAAGAAGCTCAAGCGATTGATGCCCAACAATCCCGGTCTGACAAGCCGCAACCTAAGAGAAGTCTTCAATCGCTCCATCGGTCCTAAAGCCTTCAGTCTCATGAAGAAGAAGCGGCTGGAGCGGAGCGCCAAGCGCAAGCTCTTAGAGAAGAAGACTTTGCCGGATGGGACGACCTACCAGTTGGTTCCCACAGCCGCAGAGTTGGAAGTGATCAAGCCGACGATGTTTGAGCGGTTGGGGTCTCTGTTCGGCAACCTGCGGAAGCGTGCAGAGCGCGAGAAAGCGAAGGGCAAGTAAGTGTATTGTTTTCTATCAACTTTGCGGATTCACGAGAGTTCCGCTGGACGCTCTTTGGTAGTTGGTCCGAAGCGGAGGGTACTGTTTGGCCGTGGGGTTCTCTTGCGAGGGCGAGGGAAGAGTGCGATCAAGGAGGCTTTGAAGCCGCTGGCTGGGTATTGGTCGAGGCCGAGCGATTCCGATCACAAGCCGGGGAGTCATATCCAGGCCGATGTGCCTGTGATGGGGTTCTCCGAGTTCAAGATGAAGGCTCGGCGGCTGTTGACGGATGCTGGGCTGCTGGTGTCGCAACTCAATCCTGAAGAGTAGGGGTCTTGACTCGAAAACATCTGAGGGTAGTATTGGGGCAGATGCAAGGAATCACACAACCTTGGAGGGTTGAAAGAATGCTTTATCACCACGGAGCGCAGGACTACAACGTAGCGGCAAGCGCAGCCGCAGCGGAAGCTCGGTCGAAGTTTGAAGCCGAGATTGAGCGGGGGAAAGCAAGGACTCTCGCGGTAATCGAACAGGTACAGACGCAAGTTCCAACGGACCGCATCGTAGCGGCAAAAAAGTTGGAATTCATTACCCTGGGGAATGGCATCAAGGTTCGCTTTCCCGACACCGACCGGACGGAAGAAGGTTTCCACCGTCACGCAATCGGGCAAGCCGCAGCGAGGGCTGACATCCCTCTGTCCTTCATTGATAGGCTCATGGAGAAAGGCCAGTGGGGGGCCGAACTGGTAGCGGAGAACCTGAACCGCATCTATCACAACGGCAACGGCGCACGGTATCTGACCCGCAGCGTCAAGAACGAGGTTCGCGGGTTCCTGTCGGATTCCTATCGGCGCCTGGACTCACGGCCAATCGTCGACCAGTTCATTCAGGCCGTCGCCACCTTCGGGGCGGTGCCTCTCGATGGATACGCGCTGGAGACGAAGATAGCGGTCAAGGCTGTGCTTCCCTACGTCTTTGAGCCGGTGCCACACGAGGTCATGATTTTCGGCGTAGCTCTGGAGAATTCAGACTTCGGCCAGGGTGCTCTGTCGCTGCGCACCTTTGTTGAGCGGTTGTGGTGTACGAACCGGGCCATTTCAACCGAAGACCTCCGCAAGATCCACCTTGGGGCGCGGCTGGGCGAAGACCTGCAACTGTCACAGCGCACCTACGATCTGGACACTCAGACAATGGCATCGGCCGCGCAGGATATTGTGCAACGGTCCTTAGCCGCAGAGAACGTCAACGAGTACATGGGTTTGATCGAGAAGGCGAACACGGAGAAGATCGACCCCAAGAACGTGATGGGGTTCCTGAAGAAGAATCTCCGCAAGGGAGAAGTCGATGCTGTTGTGGAGGCTTTCAACTCTCCCGAAGTCGAGATGCTTCCTCCGGGCTCAACCACATGGCGGATGTCGAACGCGATTTCGTGGATTGCGAATACGAAGGTCGAGGACGAGGGCCGCAAGCTGGAAGTGATGAAAGTTGCTGGCGCGATGCTCGACGGCAAAACCGGCCAGGTCATTGAAGATGCCGCCTAATACCCTCCACGGCGAAGACGGGGCTCCTGCTACGGCAGGGGCCTTGTTTTCTATGGGGGATGTGCAAGGATAACGTCATGGAGGCAGTATGTCGATCAAGTCAAGTCTGATAATCTGTGACATCTGCGGGATCGAGAAGCAGTCCGTAAATCACTGGTGGTGGGTACGGCTGGAAGGTAAGGCGTTTAAGGTTGGTTCATTGGGGAAGCAAAAGGTGCCGAGTCCGAACGATCATCATGCTTGCGGATCGGGCCATGCTGTGACGTTGTTCCAGCGTTTTTTGACTACTGGAACGCTGGAGATGGAAAGGCATCCACAGATCGAGAAACCGGAGGGATTGGGGAATGAAAATCCGAGTGAAGTTCAAGTTGAGGAAGGAGTCTGACGGCAAGCGTGATCGCCGGCAGCAGTCGATTAACAGGTCCGCCGAGAGACGGATCAAAACCGCAGTGAAGTGACGGAGGGTGTTATGGGTTGGACATTCAGACGTGGAGCTTCAAAGGAAACAATCATCCACGACATTCTTGAGCCGTGGGACACAACCGCAACCGAGGAAACCGCGAAGTCATGGTACGGGGCCAAGCCAGCCGGAACCAGGACGCAATCAATCGTGCTGGCGTATCGCTGCGTTGGCAATTCTCTCTGGTACGTTCGGGAGACGACAACGACAAAGCCGGATGGCACGGTCACGACCGAGAAGTGGATCGGTCTTTCCTTGCTCGACAAAGACGGCAGTTATGGGTGGGGCCACAAGGACATGGAAGAGGCGATGGGGCCGTATGACGACACGTGCCCGGTGGAATTTCTCGACATGGCGCCGCAGCCCGATGGCGAGTTTTGCGCGAAGTGGCGCGATGCGATACGTCGGAAGTCTGGAAAGCTGGCGGTGCAACAGTCTCTCTTTGTTCCGCAGACCTTGACGGGGATGGAGCCGGCCGCAGCGGAGCAATAGGGGGATTGCTCTCTATGGGGAAGAGTGTGACTATCAGTTATCGGCAAAGCCGATGGAGGGATTGGGATGTACAAGAAATTCGCTTCAATCGCAAATTCAGCCAAGTTTGGTTACTCCTTCGACAGCGACAAGTGGGAGTATCGCGCTAACCCTTTTCTCACCCAAAAATTCCGCATGTTCGAAACGATGGGTGACGGCATGACTCAGCACAGCCACGATTGGCCCGTGACTGAGGAGTATGCAATCGACTACCTGTTTTCCTTGGCCGTCATTCTCTTGGAAGACGAGGAGATCGCCAGTAACTACAGCCACATGTTCCACGCGCAACCACGGATGGACTCACTCAGGTTTGCCGCATCGCTTGTCTTCGATCCAGAGAAAGACAAGGACTGGAACAAGAAACGGTATTACAGCATGAGCGAGCTAAAAGTCTCGCGGAACCCGAAACTGCAATACGACACCCGGTACAAGGAATTGAACGAGTACCAGACCGGGACTGCGGATTCTATTCTCGGACTGGTGATGAATGAGCACATGGACGGCCTTGAACGCTGGCAGTATGCCGACTCCGTTCGGACTTGGGCAGCGGACAACCTCAAAAAGAGCTACATGGAGATGCCAGCCGTTCACTTGAAATGGTTTGAGAGCGCGAAGAGCATACGCGGATCGCAAGCCGACCAGTACCAACTTGCGAGGGATTTCCGCGATGCGTTCGAAGCCTGCCAAGCCGCAGTAGACCTGCACAGTAACCGGCGCCGGGCGACGCAATACGTCGATTGCTACAGGGAGGAGCTACATCGGAGAGCAGAGCGCGAGATCCAAGCAGCAGCCCACAATGAGACGGCCGAGGCGCAGAGCGAGACGGCCGCAGCGTAATGAAGTGCAAGGATGAGCCCCTGCCTTTGGGTGGGGGCTTGTCTATTTGTGGAGTAGTGCAACAATCGAAGCATGGAGGAAAACCGCAATGAAAAACACAACCCCGTATTGGATCAAAACGAAGTTTGGCGGGAAGTGCTCCCGCTGTGGCTTTGGCATCAAGAAAGGCGAGGATGCCTTGTATTTCCCTGCAACCAAGAAAGTGATGTGTGCCGGCGACGGCTGCGGGAAGCAGCACGAGCGGGACATGCGAGCGGAAGACTTCGACATAGCTGTGATGAACTACCAGGGCTGAGAAATTCCAAAATTTGGAATCGAGGGTGCGATGAGAAACCGAGCAAGGTTCGGCTGGGCAACGGCAGATGAGGCTTTCCATGCTTTCGTGGATAAAAGCCGCAAGAAGCCGTACCAGTGCGGGATCTGCGGCAGGGACATAACCGACCCCTACCACCAGCCTGCATTGCAAGGTACAGTCTCAGTAGTGGCAAGCCGCATGGAAGCGGAGCCGGAAGTGCAAGAGTGGGCGCCGGAACCTGAGCGGCAGATGAGTTTGTTTTGAACCGGCCGGCGACGGCCTAAAACCGCAATGGAGGGAATAGGGATGCTAAGAGACGACAGTCCGTATCGGGAGCCGGGCATAGACGCCAACAGGAGACCGAAGGCGGAGATTTACGACGACAGCCGGTGTGACTGTTGCGGAACCACAGAGAAATTGGGGATCGTTGGGGAATGGGTTCTCTGTGCGGACTGTGAGCGGAAACACTACGAATAGTGATTCAAAACCGCAGAGAAGACAACCAAAGTGAAAGCGAGGATTCTAAATGGAGCAAGTGAAGGCAGCAATCACCAAACACCAAGAAGAGGAGTACGTCTCAAGCCTTGGCGTAGTTTGCCCGCAATGCGAAAGCGGCGACCTGCAAGGTGGAGACATTTCCATTAACGATGGGTTGGCGCTTCAGGATATGCACTGCAATGCTTGCGGCATCGACTGGACAGACAAGTACATCCTGACCGGAATCTGCGAGACCGAAGCCAGTTAAAACACAACATTAACTACTTTAGCCCGTTCACCTTCCCAAGTGCGCGGGCTTTCTCTTGCCCATCCCACACCAAAATCATTAACGCTTGCAGACGCCCTCACCAATTACACCGACACAGACAAACCACAACCACAGCCAGCCGAAAAGACCGCGATGGATGAGCCTTTCCTCGGCCCACTGGAGCGCCCTATAAATACGCTCGAATGTGGCACCACGGTGAGTGTATTGCATTCAGGGGATAGATTTAGGCACACTGTACCAATGCGATTAGAGGTACACTGTACCAATGGCGAGAGTGACGATAGAAGCGTGGAAATGTGATGTTTGCGGGTGGACTTGGATACCTGAGAGCGCGAGTGATCCGGCACGATGTCCGAGCCGGAAGTGCAGGTCAAGCCATTGGAACTCAGGTAAGGTCGAGAGTCCGAAGGCCGAGAAAATGATTATTGCGCGAGGTCCGAAGCCGGCGAGGGTAGAGAGACCGATAGATCACGAGAGTCCGAAGCCGGCAGAGATCGAGAAACCAAGGCGTGTTTGTCGAGCCTGCTTACGTCCAATGGAGGCGATAACTGGTGGCGTAGCCTGCTTCAATTCGCAGTGCCAAAGATGGCGGATTGTAGTGACCCCTTGAAGCCTTAGCGGTTTGGGGGCATAGTTGGGTCATGGAGGGCTTATGGCCTACGTGATTGGGTTCTTTGTTGGGGTAGCTGCTGCGGCGGTTTTCGTATCGTGGCGGCTGGGAAAGGTGGCTGTATGGTAGTTCCGTGGGGTTTGGTAATCGCTCTAGCGGTATTCCTGGTCTGGGCGAAGTGGACGCAAAGCCGCGCCATGTACAGGTTGTTGTGGATCGTTGCAGCCGGAATAATGTTTTTGATCGGGCTGGTGCTGTGATGGATGAATGGCTTTACAACCTAGTGAACGGCGACCCGAAGACCTGGCGACAGGTAAAAGGGTTTGCCGGAGCGGTAGCGTTTGGGTTGCTGGTGTATGCAGCAATCTACGAGTTGGTAGCATGGTAACGGCTGGCCGGAAGGCTGGCGGAGGGTGCAACTATGGGGAGCGTAGCGGCTTTGGCAATCACAACGCAAAGCGAGACAGCGAAACGGCAGCGGGCGAAGTTTGGCCCCAAACGCATAACGTACTACGGTGAGCCTTCTGTGATCGTTGCAGAAGTCCGCTATGACGACGAGCGTGGCAATGGGCATAACACTTTCAGTATCACAGCGGATATTCGCCCGGTTGACCGCCGCAAGGGTGGCGGAGCTGGCGGCTGTCTCCATGACGAAGTTGCAGCAGCTTTTCCTGGGCTTGAGCCGTTCATCAAGTGGCATCTGTGCAGTTCTGACGGCCCCATGCACTACGTTGCAAATACCGTCTACCATGCCAGCGACCGCGACTACAAAGGACTCCTCAAAGGCGAGAAGCGGCAACTCCGCAACGGCAAGACGAAGCTGCCCGTCTGGGAGCGGATCATTCGCGGTTCCGATGGTGAGATAGTGAAAATCGGCCATACCGATTGGCGCGAGTCCAATGAACAACCACAGGAATCACTCACGGCAACTTGGGAGCCGGTCTGGATCGTAGGCGATGGGAAGGAAAGACAGCTAGACTTCGCCCGCAGTTCGGCAGTGTGGCCCGAAGCAACAGACGAAGACCTGACAGCGCCCGGATTGAAAGAGCGGCTGGAGGCGAGGCTCCCCGCGTTGTTGGTGGCGTTTCGCGCAGCCGTCGAGCATTTCGGCTTTGTCTGGTAGACAGCGCGATCATGCGAGATTCGGCCCGGTCTTCGGATCGGGCCTTTTTCTTGCCCCAAAGCCGCAATAGGAAGCCCCAGGACGAGCTGCAGCGGCCTCGGACAGCCCCTAGCATGGCAGAATTGAGGGGCATTGAAGTCTTAGCGGCTTTGGCCGATAGTAGGGACATTGGAGGGAAACACTATGAAGAACTTTGAGGACATGACAGTAATCGACATGGCCGAAGGCATCCAGCACATGACACGTAACCGCATTGAGTTTGACCGCGCCTTGTGGATTGCTACGGCCATGAAACAGCAGGATGAAGGAACGTACAAACCGGAAGAGTGGATGTATTCCAAGGAACTTGGGTTCTCTATCCTGAAAGCTGAAGCCTATCGGCTGAAGAGGTGAACCATGAAGCGCATGGTTAAGCCGGTAGAGTCTCACACCTTCGCCGGCATGGAGACCGCAGTTGAGTTGCAGTCCCAGGCCGCAGCCGCAATGCAAGCCGAGGAGCTAACCGCAGAGATGCTAAAGCCCCTCGCCGACATCAACCACCGAGCCGGGAGCATGGAGAATGATTCTCCTCTGTTCTTCGGCAAGGTTAACCCGACGCTGTTTGGAGGGTAGAACCATGAACCATTTGGAAGCATCAAAGATCATTGATCGAGTCATCGCGGAAGTTTCCGGCACGATCCGCACGAACGGTATTCAGGAGCTTGACCACGCGCAGCGCGGCGGCATGAGCGACTATCTGTATGTGGTTGATTGTCTGGTAGCGACGGCCTACAACGCAGTACGCGCCCTGCCAGGGTTCGCGCTGAGCTATGGAGAGTTTCACACCAGGGCGACGGCTCCACTCTCAGAGAGCAGCATAATCGGCTACCTCAACAGAGATACGGTGATCGAGCAGAACGGCAAGCGGCAGCACGTCATACAGTAGAAACTTTCCAAACTTTGGAATCGGCCCTGCCTCTGGTGGGGCCTTTTCTTTGTCTGGCAGCGGTGAGATATTGGGGATGCGGCCAAAGCCGCAGGAGGGAACATGGCAACCACTACAGCACCAGTATTCAAGGACAGCAGGCAGGCATTTGAAGAGGCGATAGCAGCAGGCAGGCTCAGCGGCAAAGATGGGGAATGGAACTACGCCGGAGGCTGGATGTACATGGGAACCTACAACGGCAAAGACCAGTTCAAGAACATCAATACCCGGCTCTACCTCGACTAGCGGCAGGATCGGCAACACTGGCCCCAGATACGTCTGGGGCTTTGTTGTGTCCTGAAACGGCCTGACCAGCGCCTCTAGGACGCATCGCAGCCAAGCTGGACATACTACAGCATGGCAGTTTCGCCTGCCTCATGGCACCCTGTACCAGCTTCACCGCGCCCACTTCTAATGATTGACGCCACCCGGTGCCATTCTTGAGCCTTCCATCGGTCCCGGTACCCTGCCTCTGCTTCGCCTTCCGCAGCTTGGCCCAGCCCCTCCCGCCTGCCCTGCCCCTGCCCCGCCGCCCTGCCACGGCCAGCGCCCACCGCCCAGCACGCACGCCGCAACGGACCCGGCGCAAGGGGGTGGGGTGGGGGTCCGGTCGCTACGCGACTGGTCCAGCGAACAGATTTTCAAAATCCAAGAAGTTGAAATGATGTAAGCAGTTTTGAAGTTTTGAAAAGTTGTGTATTTGAGTTGGTCAACACAAAAGCGTGAAGATGTGCAATGATGTGGATGTAGGCAGAAAGGTTGGAGGGATATTGAATACGGAAGCGGTGAGACCGATCAGGTTGAAGGTGACATTTCACAATAATGCACCGGAGGAGTGGCAGTGTCACTTCTGGTCGTGCGGGACAGAATATGTGGATTTGTTCCGCGTGGAGGATGGTAAGTTGATTCAGTTCGCTGCGTTGTCGAATGTGAGTCGAGTTGAAGAGTTAGTGTAATGCGTGGCACGACGGTGCCCGCTGGCGCGGGCTGGCGGTTTTCGAGCGGTTTTTGGAAGGGGTCGAATGGCAAAGTCTGAACTGTACATCGAGAAGACAAGGACCGGCGAGTATGCGATACGGAGGCCGGGTTCGGAACGGGCCAGCGCGATTCTCCCAACCCAAGCCAAAGCCATTGAGCGAGCGCGGGGGATGAATCCGGAGGCAGTGATTTACGTTGAGCGCGTCCGCGATATATATGTCGGCGGCAGGGACCGATGGAGAAAAGTCTAGCGGTTTTTGGAAGGGTAAGAATGGGCGATGTAATCAAGAGGACTCCGACAGAGACGCTGGTCAAGGCGATGGAAGAGGTTGGCGATGCGGTCGAGTGTCTTGTGATTATGACTGAAGCCGGCGGCGACATCATCACACTCGGATCGACATCGGTTTTGTCGACGCGGTTGGGGATGCTGGAGATGGCGAAGACCTTAATTTTGAAGGATGTCATCACGCGGCGATAGGACGACTGAGCGGTTTTGGATTCCAAAATTTGGAGTGGCGATGAAAAAGACAATCGTACTGACGGATGAAGCGAGGGCGGCAATCAAGCGCAAGGCGCCGAGCGACAAGCGGTTGGTGGAAATCCTTCTCGACAACAACGAAGACACGATGCCAACGCCAACAGAGGCGAGGTATTTAGCGCTTCAGGAGTTAGTTCTTCGCGGCTACCAATGGAAGAGGGAGTAGTCCATGAAAGTCCGACTGACGCAAAAGGATTTGGTGTTCGGGGTGTATTGGGGAAAGCCGCAGAGTTTGAACCCCGGATTGAGCATTTGGTTCGCCGGCCGCTACATCTGGCCGTGGACGCGAGGGCATGGAAAGCGAGCGGCAAAGAATCCGGTTCTGCCGTTCGAGAATCACGCACCAGAGAACAAAGAAGGAGAACAGACAGCATGAAAGAGAAATTCGCAAACGAAGTAACAAAGTACGAGAACGTCACGGTTGAGGAGTGGGCCGAACTAAAGACGCTGCTGCATCAGGCGTTCCGGCTTCCGATTCAGCAGAACCAGTCGAAGGTTCAGTGGGGCTCAACGACCTACGAGTGGGATACCGGGGTGTTTGAGTGGGACTTCCACCAGAACGACAACCCGAACCCGGACAAGATTCCGAACACGTACTATCTTGAGATCCGCATCAAGCGGCGCCCTGCCGACCCGCGAGTGCTGGCGATTGAAGCCAAGATCGCGGAATTCTTTGGGAAGGGAAAGAAGTAATGCGCTGGCTGGTCGTAGTCAAGAACGTGGAGAGCGGAGCATTGGAGATTATTACTCCGTCGACAGACTTCGATCCTGAAGACCCTCGCTACGACAACGTGGCTCATATTGTTCCCTTCAAAGAGGAGCCGGACCCGCAGCGGTTGAACTTTGGGGTTCACAACTTGGGGCGTGACTGCGCTTGCCACCCAAAGATCACTGAGATTTACTCTCAGGACCGAACGATTATCACACACAGAGCGGCGGTGAACTAATGGAGTCCCCTATGACCCACGAAGGATTCATGCAGGCGGTCCAGAACCATTTGAAGGAGCGCGAGGGGTGTCCGATTATCGTGATCGTGCATTCTCCTATGGGTTTGGAGATGCAGGTTAACTTCATAGACTTTGCGCTCCAGATTGGGGTTCTAAAGGTTGCATCAAAAACAACGTCTATTGCTTTTGAGCAACAGGCGCGTGAGGGATTCAAAACCGGAGAGAATCAAATGATGGTGTCGAACATCAAGGATGCCATCGATCAAAACAAACCAAAGCCGAACTAAGGAGTGAGCAATGGCAAGTCTGAAAATAAAGAACGGGGGAAAGCGTTCGGTAGCTAAAGGCTACGTCGAGATAGAAGGATCATGCGTAGTCCTTCGAGAGATCGTTGCGAAGAATGATAGCCGCGTAGCGTTCGCGTACTGCCTACTGCCGGGTGAAACCATAACCAGCGAGGGGGAAGATTACATTGTCGAATTTTGAGGTAATTGACCGGCGCAAAGAGAAGCAGGAATCGCCAACCACGGAAGTAATTGCGGTTCCAGAAAGTCAACCCGCAGCCGACACGTCATCGTGGAAAAACGTCGGCTACATGATTGTCTTGGTTCCGAGCAACGCTGGACCGATAGTGACCGGCAGAGCCGTTGGGTTGAGGTCTGACGGTCTATGCTTCTGCGCCGATTATTTTCTGCCGCAAATCTACCCCGAACATTTTGACTGGACCGCGAAAGCGCGAGAGCGGCTTGACACTTGGCTTGGTTGCGAGTGTGCCAGGGGGACGCGGTGTACTACGCATAAGATGTATATGCCTCAATGGTTGAGGGCGGACACAGATCGTCTTGAATTGATTGGCAACTCGGCTATCCCTGAAGCAATTGAGATCATGTTCAAGGCCGAACGGTCGAGGGCTGCTGGGAGTATTGTTGTACCCAGGTGAGGGAAATGTACTTTCAGAGGAATTTTAGGCTCTCTATTTATGGGCCAGAGATGAACAACATCCTTGCGAAGCCTGTCGAAGAGGCTGAGTGGCCGGAGATTCCGAAATTATTCGAGTACATGATCGAAGTGATGCGAAAGGCAGATGGATTGGGATTGGCGGCTCCGCAGATAGGATGCTTCAAGCAATTCGTATTGATCGGCAGGAGTCACGGAATAGTCATTGGTTTAGTGAACCCGGAGATCACTAGGTTGTACGGAAAAGAGATTAAGGAACCGGAGGGCTGTTTAAGTTTGCCGCCTTCGGGAAATGAGTGCATGGTGCCACGGCTTGAAATCGTCGACGTTGAGGCTTCTCTAGCAGAAACTCCATACGAGCGAAAGAAGTTGACGTTTAGGGGATCGGTGGCGAGAATCGTTCAACATGAACTCGATCATCTGACGGGAACATTTTTCGTTGACAGGGTTCCAGAGCGGCGCAGGAAAGAGGTTCTGGAACGATTTCACAATTGGAAAGCAATGCGCAGAGCACAAACAAGAAGGAATGAGGAGAATGGGCATGTCAATACCGGACCTTTCGCCGTTAGTCGCGGCCAATCTCGTGTGTCATAGTTGCGGAACCGTCTTGAAGCCGAAGGTAGTGATGGGCCGCAGGGGACAGAAACAGGTTGTCGATCATCTGGAGTACGTCTGCAAGAACAAAGAAACTGGATGCAACTACAAGGTCCACTCAACAGTAATGACCGATTCTTCGTCGCAGATAGTTGCGTTGCGTGATGACGGAAGTGAAGTGAGGATTGCGGAATGACAGGCATAATCTGGCTCTGTATTGTCGGTGGATTTTTCGCTTGTCTCGGCGTATGGACATTCGTGCGCTGGGTTGTGACGGGCTCCAAGCGAATTATGAGTGTCGCCAACGACCTTACCAGTACCCTAAAGGACGCTACAGAGATAGCGAGGTCCTACCGCGAAGACCTTTCCATTCTTCGGCAGATCGCACAGTCGGCGCCGGTTGCAACTCCGGGAGACGAACCGGAGTCGATCATTCCCAAGCAGGAGCAGTACGGATCGAGAATGCCGGACCCGTATTTGGGTAGGTTCCCAATCAAAGTTGTGGAGGAGGATGCGCCCGCTGAATCTGCCCGAGAAGTGGACGTGACGGCGACCGATGAGGAAGTGCTCGAACAAGAAAGAGACACCCAGGCTGCGGACTTTGAAACTCAGGAGAGGATGAAGGCCGCAACCCGCGAAGCAGATCATGCGCGACTCAAGGAGCTTGCTGACTTGAGCGGTGAACCGGAGGGCAAGTAATGGCGACTGCATTTTCTAAGCACAACATGCGCGACCCGCGTCACTTGATGCGGTTTGTGAAGTTCCAGGCGCTCACCGGGACCGAGCCTGAAAGGTTGAAGGCTATCGCCAAGTCTGAGAGCGTGAGCGTCGAGACCGTCAAGGATTCCGTGCGCCAGATCGAAAGCTACAACAGGCAGAATGAATCTGGGAGAGTTGAGCTTCGTCTTAACGAATCAATTCTCAGGGTGATGCCGGCATTCGAAAACAGCATGGTCGGACTCTTGGAGGCGACTGAGTTGGTCGAGATCAACGACGCAAACACTGGGAAGAAGAAGATCGTCAAGCAGGACGACAAGACCACGCGCCTTGAGGCCAGCCGCATCGTAAAGGACATTATTGTCGCCAAGCAACCAAAGCAGCCGATTGCGGAGATCAACGTGAACCAGACGAATCAGGTAGCCAATCTGAGCACAGCGGAGACCACAGAAGAGAGGATGGACCGGCTGAGAAAGAGGGCCGCAGAAGAGAACTTGCTCCCTGCCGAAGTAGCGGCTGTGCCTGGGTATCTGGACCGCGATGAAGATCCTCCTAGCAGCGACGATGAAGACGGCGAAGACGAAGAGGGAGAATAGTGGTATCCAAACTCTCCAAGTCGGAAGTAGAACGCATCAAGATGGTGACTCCAACCATCGCAGAGTTGCGAATCATCGACTTGATGCGGGACTATCGAGTCCTTCGCAATAGGCATTTTGGAAACACCATTCCTCCAACTGAAGAAGTATTGCTCATGTTTCTTCCGAGGCGTGAAATAACCCGACTTGGCGGCTATGACGACGTAGACGGACTCTGCTGCTATGGGGGTAAGGTTGCAGGGCATCCGTGCCCAAAGGCAATACTCTTGCCGGATGACCTCAATGTCAATGAAACCAGACTGTCCCTACTTCATGAAATGGCCCACATGAAAGTGAATAGCAAATTCGGTCGCAGCATGGGGGAAGGAAAAAACTGGAAAAAAGAAATGCGACGATTGATGAACGCTGGCGCTTTCGACGGGTGGCTCTAGTATGTCGATCATTCGGGCGAACAAGTACCTTGGAGAGATCATAGAAATCCTCGACATGCACCGGCAGAAGTACCGGGCCGGCAACATAGGGGATGATGAAGCCCGAGCCTCGCTTTCCTCTGCCGATAATGAATGGATCGATGGTGAATGCTACCACTCCCTGATTGACACTCGATATTTTCTCTCTAACTACTACGCCGTCCGAACTGAAGACAAAGGCTTCCAAGGTCTCTACCCATTTTTTGACAGCCAAGAAATTCTCCATGATGAATTGAGAAAACTGGAGAAGAAGTATGGGCGTGTTCGTGCAATTGTCGATAAAGCTCGCCGCATGGGATACACGACCTATATGGTTGGCGAGTTCCTTCACAAGACAGTAATTCGGTATAAGCACACCAACACAGTTTTTGTGTCTCAGGATGAAGACGGCGCAAAGTACAACATGGAGATGTACGAGTCCGCTTTCTCATTCCTGCCGTGGTGGATGCAGCCAAGAGTCATGAAGCACGAGAATGGAAAGGTGTACTGCTTTGACGAGCCAGATGAAAATTTAAGAACAAGCCGCCCAGGATTGAAGAACTGGGTGTACGCAGACAATGCCAACAGACCTTCAGGTGTTGGTCGAGGTAAGGGTTTTCGATGCGCGATGCTGGACGAGTTGGCTCACTGGAAGGATTCGTCACAGCTTTCAAAGTCGCTCATTCGTACCTTTCTTGCTAAAGACGGATTCTACGTCATGGGATCAACAGCCAATGGACGTAACGATGCGTGGCATAACCTGTGGAGACGCGCAGAGGCTGGATCGGTTGATTGGCATCCGATCTTCATTCCGTTCTATCGGAGACCGAAGACCTACTCACTACCAATCCCAAAGGGAGAAGCATTTACACTGACTCTCGAAGAGAAAGATATGGTTGAGCAGATAAAGAAGAAAGATGGCATCACTATATCGAATGAAACGATCAACTGGATGCGAAAGACGAAGGAGGAATTCATCGCCACTGACGGCGACGATATGATTTTCGACCAAGAGTATCCGGTCACCGCTGAAGTGTCATTCCAAAACGCAATCATCTCCGCAATTCCTAGAGGGGTCATCAACCGCTACAGCAAATTGACTGAAGAACCAAGATGGATTGGAGAAATCAGTTTTGATTTTACTCAGTGGTTGCCGCATCTCCACATGACGGAAATAAATCCGCGTGACGATAAAGGGGAATTGCTTGGACTTGTTAAAAAGGCGTCATACCCGGAGAACGAAAACCGCTTGCACATGTGGGAGAAGCGGATTCCAGGGGCTAGATACGTCGTATCCGCCGATGTTGCTTTAGGGCAGAAAGGTGCGGATTATTCCTGCTGTGAAGTAATCAAGATCGGTGACGGCCATCAACTCGATGAACAGGTTGCAAGTTGGCATGGGTACATGGACCCGTACAACCTTACAGACATTGTGCTTGCTCTTTGCTGGTACTACAACGAAGCTCTTGCGGCTGTCGAAGTCAATTCCTTTGGCATGGCAACCAACACTCGTCTGATGCGTGACTACGAATACGAAAACATTTATCGGTTCAAGCGCATGGACCGCCTCAAGCACTTCATGACTGACATCGTTGGATGGTGGACCGACTACAAATCTAAGCGGACTCTGATAGCGCACATGTCGAAGATGATGCTCGACAATCAGGTGCTCATCCGTAACAAGTATTTGATCGATGAGTTGAGAGACTTCACTGAGGATGGCGCGGAGGGAGAAGGTGCCCATGACGATATTGTGATGGCATTTATAATCGCTCTTTACTGCGGCCATGAAGGTGAGTTCGAAGAGCGGCGACAACGGCCAGTAGAAGGCAAGAAGGACGAAAACAATTACATCGTCTACAAGAGGGTCATATTCGAGGGAATGCCTGTTCAAGTTGAGCAGTACCGATCAAGCTCTCCATTCGAGGCCGAGAAGTTTTCAAAGAGGATGATCGGCTCTTACATCGTCAACGAACACGGAGCGATGGCGGATTTGGTTTTGAAGCGGAGAAATGAAAAGGGTGAGTTGGTTGAGAAGACTGTTCGAGTGCCATCAGACTTTCAGAATAGTCGATTTAGTCCGATTCATGATCGCCCTGGCACACAGCAGCAGATGTTTGAGGAAGGCATTCCTACTGAATTGATTAATGCCGAAAGCGTAGCGGAATACGAGTCGCGGCATGACGGCGAAGAAGTGATGAACGATGCGGAGGCTTGGAAATACCAGTGAGGAGGAAATATGGAAGCATCTGTGATTTATCATGACGGCGAAGAAGTTGAGGTTGGCTGGTTCGGTTTAATGCTCTACCGGCTACGTGGATTTTGGAGAACCTGCAAGCAAACCGATTGGAAGAACTACTTCCAAGGCAATGGCCCCGGCGAAGTGACTTGGAAGGAATTTACTGGCTTTAGGGAGAACCCTAACGATTTAGGCTGCTCCGCTCAGTGGTGCATCTGCGTCAAGGGTGGAATCCGTATGCGGGATGGAAACTACTACTACCGGAACATCACGGTATCCGATCTTGAAAGATGTGTGGATAAAGATTGGTCTGACAAAGTGAAAGGCAAGGTTGCGGAACAGGAGAGAATCCTCGATCTCTACGCCGAACCAGATTGCAGTTGTCGATTGGGATTTCATTGCCGCTGCCCTTATCACAAAACGACGAAACACTAATTCTAAAATTTGGAATGAGGAGGGAAAGAAAGTGCCAATCGTAAAAACCCGTTATGCCTGCCCGCAATGCGGAGCACAGGTCAACGCCGAACATCGCAAGCTAGTGTGCTCGGCCAACAGTAGCCATTCATGGAACGACACCGCAGCGTTCCTTGGATTGAACCCGCAAGTGAAGTACGAAGAGTCTAAGCCGCCAGTGATGGTCCAGCCGAACCACGTCAAGATGGAAGTGGTTGTACCGCCGACCGCGAAGACAAAGTTTGAAGCTAAGTTTGGAGACAGGGGAAACGCAACGGTCTCTGGATTGATTCAAATGCTGGCTGAGGGGGAGGTAGTGATCGTTCCCGAAGCGGATCTCCAACGGATGAAGGAACTATTGGGAAAGCGGCCTGAAAGCGCATCTGAGTTGTTTGGGTTGGTCTACAACCTCTCGATGGAACTTGAAACCGCCAAGTTGATTGCAGATGAAGCGAAGAAGGACGTTGCGATTTACGAGGGGCGCAATCCGGGGGCCGTACTAATCAACTTGGGAAGTCTTTACGGTGCCGTAGTCGAGAAGGCCCGCGACCAGGGGGAGACCGCAAAGTTGTGGGCAGAGCGCGTAATCAAGCATGTGGTTGAGAACAACTGGCTCTGATTTTCGTAGCAAACTGAACTGTTGAGAGATACGATTAAAACGACATGGCAGACTTTCAAGCTCCCATTCCTAAGACTCCTGAAGTAGAAGACCGCTATCTGTTGGAATATTATTCCAAGATGGCCGATTTCCTTGACGGCTGTTTCAGCGAGGGAATTGCGCGCCAAAAGACCACTCCAGAACTGAAGGCAATGGATGAGGCTATCGATTATCTGGCCGGAATCCAATGGCGCGAGAAACTCCCCAATTACAGGCCAAAGCCGGTGTCGAACGAGGTTCTCTCGAATTTTTGGGAGACGATAGGACTGCTCACCGATGTAAGGCCGATCTTCCATATCTCGGAAGTTGGGTTTGCTGGTGATTATTCGAAGACCGCAAAGATTCTGAATGCGATGGTCAAGGGTTGGGCTCGCAGGGACAAATTCAATCAAACGCTTGCGTTCTGGACAATGTTCGGAATGTTCACGACTTCGCCGGTCCTCCTCTACTGGAATCGGTTTGCCAGAGGGACGAGCGGGGATGCGTGTGACGCCGACATCTCCATGAAGCATTTGAACCCCAAGGCCCTGATGCGGCTTGGGCCTACAAGACCTCATGATCTTCAAGAAGACGAGATGGTGATCTACCGGCGCCGGGAGACGCTCGACTGGATCAAGAGAGCCTATCCGAATATGGGCAAGCACGTTCGTCCGCAGGAAGATTACAGCACCTACGGTGTTGAGCCACAGGTTCCTCCAACGGTCATGCCGCAATTGTTTGAGCAGTTGAATTCCGGCTGGAAACGTATTATGGGAGGGTCTGAGGCGTCGAGCGCGAGAAGCAAGTATCCAGAGGCAGAAGTAGTCGAGTTCTGGATGAACGACGATTCGATCAATGAAAGCCGCAACACATTATGGATGGGGCCTGGGGATGGAAAGAGCCCAAACAGCGCACCGTGGGGATACTGGGTTAAACCAGAAGAGAAGCTCTATCCTCGTGGGAGGCTTGTGATTCGTTCGAACAAAGTGACCCTATACGATGAGCCCAACCCCTACTACCACCGCAAGAGGCCATTCGTTTTGATGGGTCTTCACTCGGTCCCGTGGCAGCAGTACGCTTTGAGTGTATTGAAGCCGTGGATGGACACAAACGACATCATGAACCAGATTATGTCGGGATTGTTGTTGGCTGTGAAGAGAGCACTAGCACCGGCTTTGATGGCTCCAAAATCGGCTATTCACCCAGACGCATTGAAGGCTATAGACGCCAACAAGCCAAACCTGAAAATCTCTTTCAACTCGAATGCCATTACAGGTCCGACGTGGCAGGCTCCTCCAAATATTGGAAACTACCCACTGCCAGTGCTTGAGATGCTCAGAAGGACGATCAAGGAGAACTCAGGGACCGATGCTGTTAATCAAGCTCTCGGGAAGAAGCAGGTTCCAGGTGGAGACACACTCGAAAAGATTCAGTTCTCGAAGACAACACCAATCAGGTTCAAAGCCGCAAACGTTGAGACGGGCGTGAATGAAGTTGGAGAATTGTGGACCGGAACAGCACTACAGTTCTATGACGCTGCAAGGCGCGTTGAAACTCTCGGTATGGATGGACTAACGAAAGAGGACATCGACGATAGGCCGGGAAGTTTGATACCTGAAGGTGTGAACTCTGAATCGCACGTCCGTAAGTTCGGCTTTGAATGCGAGCAGGGATCGTTGTTCGGATTCCAGCGCCAGGACCGTATTTCGATTGCGGCCGGACTGAGAAAGAATCGAGATTTGAGCCGCAAGAAGTTTTTTGCCATCGCTGTTCCAGATTGGAATATAGACCAGAAAGAGAACGATGAAGAGCTTGCGGAAGAGGCAAAGCAGATGGCGCTTGCGGCGGCTGCTGCTGGCATAAAGCCGGGAGCGGCACACCATAAATAATTTTCTCTTTACGATTTCGCTTGAAATCATTCGGACAATTGTTTAATCATTTGCTCAATGAGGCAAGTTAACTACTTGCTGCATTAGACCTCCGGTATCCATTCCGGGGATCGCCAGCAGTACAGCGGTGAGAGGCCGCAACCAGAACACCGGCGAAATAAAACCCAGGGCGAACTACCCGGAAAGGAGCATCCCATGTTCGAGACCAAGCGTGGCAAGAAGGCCCGTGTCAAGCACGTACGGCGCTAATCGGAGCTAGCCGGTTTTGACCGGCAGCAAGTGGGGGAGGGCCAAAAGCTCTCCCCTTAACTCAAGCAAACCATCCGACGAGGAATCACATGAAAGATGGAAAGGGCATGGCCGCACCCATTGCAGTAGGCGGTCACTATGATGCGACTTCGGCGCCGAAGATGAAGAAGGGCGAGTTCGCAGCCGTTGGAACCTTCATTGACGAAGGCGATATGACCACGGTTGAACCGCGTGGCACGAGTGTCAACGTGAAGACCGGCAAAACGCAGGTTGGGAACTCGGAATTCTGATGCCTCCAATCGACAGACCGCCGATGTCACCACAAGCCCAGGCCCAAATGGGGCCTCCAGGCGGCAGCGGGTTCGGTTCAGCAATTGGGCAAGCTCAAGAGCAAGTGGGCAAGAACCAAATCGATTTGGCTGTTTCGACAATCGAGAAAATTGCAATGGGTGTGAACGACGACACGTTCCGCACCTATGCAACAAGAGCCATCGCCATCTTGAAGACCGGAGCGGCAATGGCGCAGCAAAAGGGGCCTCAATCTCAGCCAGGGGGAATGGCAGGTCCTCCTCCGGCGGCTGGAGCAGGCGCACCCCCACCGCAACCTCAGTTACCTCCGATGCCGGGGCAGATGCCCGGATAATCATTAACACCCGCAGCCCGTAGCCTCGACGGAGCCCGATGAGGGAAGCGAGGAAGGACAAGGGAGATGGCAGTCAAGACCTTTGAAGAGATTTACTCTGCGCTCAGTGCCCAAGAGAAGACGCTCATTGACAACCTTTTTGCAAAGGAACCCGAACTAAAAGGCGGGTGGCTTCGCCAAGACGACTACAGCCGCAAGCAGAACGAGTTGAAGTCGAAAGAGACTGTGTACGAGGAAGCCGTGGCGTACAAGGCAAAGATGGAGCCTTGGTCGCAGGAAGCCTACGACAGACTTCATGCTCTGGAAGAGGCAGGCGTTCTCGATTCTGAAGGGAAAGTCCTTTGGACTGACCAGAAGGCAGAACTCGAACGGCAGATTGAAGCGGCAAAAGCTCTTGGAGGAGACATGGACCCGAAGCAGTTGGACGAACTGGTTACGAAGAAAGTTCAGGAGATCGCCAAGCAAGCTGGCGGTTTGACGCGGGAAGAAGCAACCGCACTCTACGCAGCCGAGACGAAGAAGGCCGTAGAGGATGGATTCACGGCCCGTGAAGCGAAGTTCAACTCGGAGACCATCCCGTTTGTAGCTGGATTTGCCGCAGCCAATGGAGTTGTGGCGCTACGATACGAGAAGGAATCCGGGGAGAAGTGGACGCCGGACAAGCAGAAAGAGTTTTTCGAGATGATGAGTAAGGAGAACAAGTTTGACCCTTACGCTCTCGAAGACAAACTGATGGAGCCAGTGAAGGCCAAGAAGCAGCGTGAGGCCGACATCGAAGCTGAAGTCAACAAGCGGCTTGCGGATCGTGGAATGCCGGCGGGCGGCGGGGAGCGTTTCATTCCGCAACAGTTTGGCGGTGATGCCAAGGGACTTTTGCAAAAGGCGTTGGATGACAGCGCAGGCAGCGACAAGGGTCCGGTTGATGTACGCGATCTCGTACAAGCAGGAGTTGTCGAGGGAGCAAAGGAATTGATCCAGGCCGGCAAGGTTTAGAGTTTTGCGGTTCTTTCAAAACCGCAACTGCAATCTGTAAGCGGGAAGCCTCGTGCAGAACCCACTCGGGATTGGCAGGGATGAGTCAACAGGAAGCGTTAGCAGAGCCTGTTGAACGATGAAGCGGCGAAAGCCGAGTTGTCAGCATCTCAGGCCCGAATGGGCGGAATCGAGGCTTTAACGTGCTCACTTATAATGACCTCACGAGCAAAACCGTTGACAAGATCGTACCGAGAATCGTGGACTCCGTGTTCAAGAACTCGCCGGTCCTGACTCGGCTCAAGAACAAAAGACGCTTCCAGTTCGAGGGCGGTCTAACGATCCGCCACAACATCATGTACGCGCCGCTCAAGGGCGGCTCCTACCAGCGCGGCCAAGCCTTCGACACATCCGCAGTGCAGACCGACACGGCGCTCTATTTCAATGTGAAGCAATATTACGTAAACGTCACATTGTATGGGTCCGATCAGGTTTTGAACCGTGGTCCCGAAGGCGCTTTGAGTTTCATCGGCTCGAAGATGATTAACGCTTCCGGCACGATGGCGCAGTTGCTTGCAATCAACCTGTACGGAGACGGCGGCTTAAACGG